GCTCGCCAGAGACGCTCGCTTCGCTCGCCGCACAGAACTGCACATTTATGCACTCACCCTACAAAGCACACTATACACACCGCCTGTATAATCATGCATAATGTATATTCACACAGGCAAAGAAAAGCACCCCACCCGTAGGTGAGGTGCTGTTTCTTGAGTGTGAGTTAAAGCTCAGCTGAAAATTCAAGGAAAAGGCCGTAAGCAATGCCAACATGGTTTGTTAAAAGTGCCTGTGATACTCATAACGAACTCTACACCGTTAGGTCTAACAGCAACCGCGCGCGGCTCACCGCTCAACGCGTAGAATGAGCCGTTAGCTACAACGTTATCATACGTAAGAACCGTTATAGTCGGAGTGGCTCGCATGGTAACAGGCGTCGGCACATACGCGCTAAACTCACCGCCACTAATGGTGCCAGCGCTTCGGCGTCCAACGCCCTTTAAATAGTAGCGTTGGCAGGTTGCAAGGTCAACAGAGTGCTTCTCCCTGACGTAGGGCGTGGCAACTGCGCCCAGCTCAACTTTTACATGGCCAATCACTACGGCGCCGTTACCGATGCCCAAACCGAACACGGTTGTACTTCCGTTGTTGCCAACAAAGAAGTAGTACGAGCCGACAGGATACGCAACGTTAGCATTTGTAACAGTGAAAGTCTGGGAATACTTTACACCGCCGATCATTGCAGACATGGTAAGCTCTGTACCAATGGGGCTTCTGTCGTTCGCTGTGCGATATAGCACATGCTAATACCGCCAACGGCAATTGCATTCGCCGCCTGATACGTCAGGGTCTTAGCCGCCACGTTGAACGAGCCGTGCAACCGCCAGCGGTCACAACAAGTGATATCAGCGCCGGAGTACGTGGAGGAGCCGCGCTGATTGATTAGAAACTCCGCGTTGTCAAGGATGTTTGGATTACTCATAAAGCGCGCGTCAGCCTGTGCTTTGGTGTACCGGTTGTCGATGTTGCCCTCGTTGGCAAGCACACGTGCAGACAGCAGGTCAAGATTGGTTTTATTTGCAGCCGCCGCACTCTGGTTTGCTTTCATCTGGGTGTCAATTTTCGAATAAGCATCGTTCGCATCTCCCAGATAGGTCGGATGGTCTGTTGCGATATACTGAGGGAGCGCGTAGTTCGGAGTTTGGTTAGTGAATGGCATATTATTTCCTCCTTATTATGCAGGCACGCCAGTAAAGTCATACTGGAACACCGTGAGTTTTTTGTCATCGAATGCTTGTGCGGTAAGGTCAAGCGCGTCATAGTCTCCTGCCGTGATACCGTTCTGATGGAACGATGCCAGCTCATTGACAGCGGCTTGGACTGTAACCATGTTGCCCGTGATGGGGCTTCTGACGAGACCGCCAGCGGTAACAGCTTCATCAATCTTTCTGTCAAGCCTTTCCGCGACTTCATCGGTATAACTGTTACTTGCTTCCACTGCGTCCGTCATGCGCTCATTAGCGTAAATCTGCAATTCAGCAACAGCGTCTTGCAAAGCTAGTGTTTGAGCAGCAAAGCGGATATCAACCGATTTTGTAAGTTGAGCCATCTGCTCATAAATCGGCGCAACCTGTTCCGCCACAAAGTGCGCAACGTACTCTTTCGTTACTCCGTCCATAGTGGCAAGAACATCCGAAACTCGCTGCACCTCCCCAGCTAAAATGCAGACCTGTTCCTCATAGGAATACGCCTGCGAATAAACCGTGGGGAGTGTGGGGAATGGATTTCTACAGTACATCTTATTCCCTCCTTTACCATATTTGCATGAAGAGCGGCTCAAGCTCTTCGATAACTTGTAGGTCAATGTTAAGCAGCGTTTCCCGGAACTCCTTTAACATCTGCGCGTCTGTACGCCCAGCATTGTTTCCAACTATTCGTTTGATATAGTGGTCAGTGCTGTCCGTCTTATTATTCGCGGATGATGTAGAACCAGAGGTCGTTTTGCCTATCATCGCGTTTGTAGCATAAACCTCATTTTCAATGCTGGGCATCGAAAGAAGTCCCTGCGGTGTGTTGCTCGACACGTCCCTGCTAGTTCCCGTTCCGTCAGCCTGTGCCGTGCTATCGCTGGAAGCAGTTCCGGTACGGTCGTACTCTTCCGAGTAGTCAAGACGTGTCAGCGCTTGAATGGGGAGAAGCTCGCTTTTGTAAAGCTGATTATAATAAAGCATTATCTCACCCATTTTCCGGCTCATAAATCTGGCAAACAGGGCAGGAGTTTCCAGACCTATTTCTCGGAACGCGTAGTGCTCAATGATTTTATTATTTAACACGCTGCGGTAGGCTTCATCGAAAATGGGGTAAGTGTCAAGGCCTAAATCCATTCCAGCTTCTTCAAGGGAGTGCAATTCAACTGTGTAAACGCTCATTATTCTACCCCCAAATCCAGCGGCTCTTCACGCTTTACAACGTATTCTTCGCCGTTGTATTCCTCGACAGGCACATTGTTTATCATGTTTGTGTTAAACTCTACGGAAACGTTAAGCCCGAACATTTCATTTATCTGTCTCGCTGCCTGTCTGCGCCCGTTCAGCATGATGGTACGCTGCGCTTCGACTTCTCCAAGATTGCTTGTTACCTCCGCGCCGACTTTTCTTTCCTTTTTCGGTGTGCTGTCGTTCTCGATTCCGTAGAATGTCATAGCTTCGTTTATTTTTATTCGTTTCAGTTCTTCCAGCTTGTCGGCTACGAAAGGCGCGTCCGTTTTCAGGACTGTGAAGTCCTCAACTTTAAAGCCGCCTTTATTTCCATAGATCACCGGCATATTTCCGGCATAGTTCTTGTAAACGTTCAGCATAGTCAACTTCTGTGATTCCTCACACAAGATAAGCAGCGGGGTTTTCTGCTGCGCTACGTTAACATCTATCGTGCGGTCGATGTCGGCGACTCTCTGCGCGTAAAGCTGCGTTGTGCGGAAAGACGGCTGGCGGAGGTAGTTGTTGAAAATGATTACGCTGTTTTCCGGGGTAAGAACTTTATTATAGCCGTTGACAGCGTAAGCCCGGCGATACTTCGGAATCCGGTAAACATTCAGCTCCCCGCCTATCATGCACTGTAGCGCTAGATAATCCTCCATGACATCATCCTTGAAAAACACCGCCATCCCGTCACAAAACAGCGTGTACTCTAGAAAACGCTCGTCTATCGTATCGGGCAACCCTTTCCACTTGAACATGTTAATAGCCAGCGCTTGAAAACGATAAAACCAGTCACAGAATGTTGCATCATTCATTTGAGCGCTCTCCATGAACTGCTTGTGCTGCAAGCCCGGGTTGGTATATTTTGGCATCTACGTCACCTCCTATACGATTTTATTTTCGCCAGTGTAGTTCCCTACAACGTCCGTGTGCCAATAGGTTATTCCATTTTTCAAAATCCGTTTTATTTCCGCTAAGTCCTCAACCGGAATACTTCCGAAAATGTTAGCCGTCCCGGCTTTTATATAGTTCCAGCGTTCCCGGCTCTTTGTGTTAGGCCGCTTGACCTCGTTCACGCGGTAGCCAAACATGGTGAAGTAATCATCAATGCGATACACGAACTCACGCCGGATGGTTCTCGGGAACATATAAATATAATGCTGACCATTCGCAAAGTAGCTTGCGGCGCTTGCCGTGCTGCCTTGTGCACTGTCAGGGATGATTTTGTGCTGCTCCATGGCCACAAGATTCTGTCCCACGGTGTCAAGCACAGAAACGGCGCTATTTAGTGCGCCCGCTATGTTCCCAGACACAGCCCCAGCCACAACACCTATCGCACCTTTAGCAGCACCCGCATATACTTGATAGTTCATTCCGAGAATGTTCTGTGCATACCAGTTCTTGTAAGTGTCGTTAATCCACGAGCACGTGGGATAAGGCGCCATCTGTAACCCATCATCAAGAGCTTTGTCAAGCCCCTTGTAGCCGTTTGGAACTGCCACGATAGGAGCAGAGCCGCCGAGAGTGCTGAACACTGTGAACATGTTCGTATATCGGTCGAACAACTCATAACGATATTCTTTCGCCCCCATGCCGCTCGCATAAACCTCAAGCGAACGATACGGATAACAGTACGTCTTGTTGTTCTTGGGTGTGACGCCATCCATCGGCGCGAATGGGTCTAGTAAATTTCCGCCCTCCAGATGTTGCGTAGTATCTGTGGAAATCCACCCGCTGCCGGGAGACGCTTCCAGAATGCCCAGCAGCTCAAGTGGATACATGAAAATCGAAACAATCGCCGCGCCCTTTCCGGCTTCGCTGTAATCTTCCACTAGCTCGCGCATATCGTCTGCGTTTTCTTTCTTTGCGTAGAAATAAGAGACGCCGTTGAAAGTGTTATCCAGCATGGCAAGCGAGTTTCCGCCGTCAAGCCGTTCCGACACGCCCATGACGATTCCGGGGGTAAGCGTCACAACGTCACCGTATCCGCTAACCACGTTATCATTGTAGATATATTCGCCCGTTTCCAGATTCTCGGGCACTTGATTCTTTCCGAACGTATCATCGGACACATGTTCACGCTCTATGAAGCTGTCCCGCCAGCTCCAGTCGAACTGCCACGTTTGCATAACGTCAAGCTGAAAGTGTAACCGAGTGTTGCTAGGGTTGTCGTACTCTACCTTATTTATAAAGGCGTAGAACCACTTGTTTCCGAAATCCGGGTTTTGCCACATGAGGTAGTTGCAGTCGTAGTAACGGTCAGCCGCGTCCGGGGCGTTGAAAATTCCCTCTGTCCTCTGGTACGTCTGATTCGTGAACGTGAACTTCACTTTCGTGATAAAGTACGCGAGCTGCGCTTCCTTGTCGGCAAAGTCCATCGTGTTTTCATAGGTGTTGTCGAGCGGAACGCCCCTAAGCACTCTGACGGTGCCCATCGGTGTAAAAACCATGTCGTCTCCTTTCTAGGAATTTCCCCGCCCGGCTCACCACAAACCGGACGGGGACTTTTCCTCTATAATGTTTACGCGCTGACTGTGATAGCAGCGGTGCCGGCCTTTGCGCCGTCAAGCACGCTCGTGGCCGTCACAGTGATGGTTTCACCGGTTTCGTCTTTGTCGACAACAAGCAAGCCCGTGGGACTAATAGTCGTGTTCGCGCTGGCCTGACCGGAGATAGTCCACTTCACAGCCGTGGAAGCGAGACCGGTAATCACAACGTCGGCTTTCAGCTGCAAGCTCTTTCCCGGGGCAACCGTGGCCGTAGCCGGACTAACCGTCACGCTGGTAACGCCGTTAACCGCGCTTGTGAAAGCAATTGCGGGCATGTAAGGCGACACAGAGAACGTACTCCACTTGTGGAAATAGTAGTTCCAATACAGGCCCTGCCCGTTGTACTGCTCCGTAAAGTTGAAGAAGTTGTCATACACTTGGAACCAGTCCCGATGCACCAGAGCACCAGTGATAGTGCCGAGGGTTGTCAGCTCATCCTCAGTGAACGCCGTGTAGTTGCCCGACGTGTCATCCGCAAACAGCAGATTCATACGGGCGATTTCTCCCGCGGACGGACGGAAAGAGTTAATCAGGACGCGGTGGCCGAGGAACTCCGCCTTACCCATGTTGAACGCGCTAGCCAGAACTTCAACATCCATGATGGCGTCGGCGTCAGCTGAAAGGATGAGATACTGCTCATCTTTAGTAGCATAGTTGTCAACGCCGGCCGCGTTGTAGTCAGCACTCAAAAATTCAAGCTGGTTGGAATAGCTCTTGAACGTGGCCGCCAACGAGTGCATGTTGGCAGCGGCGACAGCCGGAGTGTTAACCGCCGTCATGTTGCCGTTTAGCGCTGCGCGGCAAAGCATATATTTCATCGTCAGGAACTCATCCTGATTCGCTGCGGTGTACATAGCGTCTACGATGCGCCCGATTAAATCGGAAATACCCTGCCAAGAAAGGAACGCCTGCCGCAACTGATCGTTACTAACAGTGCTCTTGTAGAACTTTTGATAGTTCAGAATGTGGAACGCTGCCCGCACGTCAGGGATTTCGCGCTTATACAACGTAGTTTCCGCTTTCTGTGGGTCAAACGTGAACGGCTTCGCAAGGTTGATGTAAATCTCTTCAATGGTCTCGCCGTACTCCAGCAAACCCTTTTTAAACATAGCCCACGGGTTTTCATACAGACGCGAAAGGATGATAACGCGGCCGATTCGGTTTACAAGAGCGTTCAGAAACTCGTTCTGGAACGCCGGGTACTGGTTGATGATAGCGCCGATAGCACGAACGCTTTCATTTGTCGGCTGCGGGGTGGGGATAGCTGCACGGAAAGCAGCGGAGACGGGGGACGTTTCGTCGTTAAGGATAGCAGACATGACGGCTACGCCGTCGGGATTCTGCAAACCGGTTTTAGGAGTGGTAGCCATTTATTAGCCCTCTTTTCTTTCAAATAATTGTGCGAAAGTCTGTACAGTGCCGTCGCGTTTAACGTCGGCCTTGACTTCCTCTTTCACTTCGGATGCGCCCGAAAAGAACGTGTCGTGGAACTTTTTCTTCCAAGCGTCATTTTGCTCAAGCATCGCTGCCTGAGCCGCTAGTGCTTCATCTTTCCATTGAATGGCGGTCTTACCCTCGACAACCACATTTTCGGGCGCTGTCTTTGCTTCGTACTCACCATAGAAAGATTTCAATTCATTCATAGCGCCGAACACCTTGTCAGTTTCTCCACCACCGGAGATTGCTTCAAGGTGCGCCATAAATTCCTCACGTGTCATCTTTCTTTTCTCCTTTCAAAAGGATGTCAACAAGCATCTTGATAACAGTCGTGTTGTTTTCAATAGCGGCCTTGACTTCACCGAGTGTTTTTTTCGTCTTTTCGTCTGCATCTTCTGTGCGCTTGATTTCTGCTTTCTTGGTGTACATTACATAAGCGCCCATAGCGATACAGGCAGCTATCGGGAACCCCACACCGTTAATGAGTTGAATTACGGTTTCAACTGTCATTTTATCACCCCTTTCTTCATTTTATTCTCCTGCCCTATAATACATTATATCATGGGAAAGCGTTGCTGTCAAGCAAAATGCACAATATTCTTTTGCATTCTTTGTGCAATATTTCATGTAGAAAAGGCTTTCAATCTGGTGCAGAAGATGCTATAATATAGACAGTGAAAGGGAGATTTAAAAATACTATGACATTCAAAATCACAATCAAAGAAGTCCATGAAGCAGTTGTAGAAATTGATGCAGAAAACTACTATGAAGCCTTAGCAAAAGTTGAATCCGATTACTGGGAGAATCCAAACGATTATTTACTCGAACCGAAAGACACCACATTTGAATAATGAAAAGCCCCTCATTTGGGAGATATAAGAAATGAATACAGAAACAGCTTTGATTAAATGGCTTGACAGCCTGAAAGGTGAGGACGATAATGACAACATTTGACGAATACATCCAGAATGCATCCCGGCTGACATTTGAAGCGTACGACGATTACACTCTGGAAGAAATGGCGAACCGCCTTTCGTTCAAAATCTTTGAATGCCGCTCAGTGTTCCACACTCTGCCGAAGAACACCCGCATGCTTTACATCATAGCATACAACGAGACGATACACGAAATCAGACGGAGGAATGAACAATGACAGCAGGAGAAGCGCTCCAAGCCGTGGGCTGGGTATTTCTGGGGTACACAACAATCAACATCATTATCATGCTGCTCATAGCCAAAGAGCAGAACAATAACGGGAGGAAGAAATGACTACTTTTGAAGTGAAACGCCTGAAAGCCCTTTACCAACTCCGGCTTGAAATCGTGGACAGGGCAGAGCAAGAAGAGTGGAGCAGCCAGCGGCTTTGCGTTGCGCAAGCGAAAAGAGACATGATGGAGAAAGTCTTTGACGTGCTGGGGGTGGAGTATAATGAGTAACGCAGACATTAAACTTTGCTTCCAGCTGATTGACTTAGAGCAATTGAAGATGGACAGTTTTCCGGTTAACAGCTATCACTATTGGGACTGCCAGCTTTCCCGCGATACCATAATGCGAGTGCTTGCTGCGCTGCTGGGACAGCCCATAGAAAAGCTGGCAGAAATCCGAAAATTAATTTGAATAAAATGCTTGACAGCACCTCCAAAACATGCTATACTAATAACAGTGAAAGGGCCGGGGAACTCCACCGATGAGCCTGTAACACCCGGCGAAAGGGCGAAAGCCCTCTGGTGGTCTTTTCACCACAATAAAATAAAAGGAGACAAAGCAATGAGCAAAATGTTTACGCGTACCGTCACCACAGGCACAACCGCCCGCTTCATCGAGTGGGACATGAGCGGCCCCGAACCCGTCATGATTCAAGAGGATGAGTTCATCATTGACAAGGCGCTGAAAGATAAGGCGAAAGCAGCCCGCATTATCAAGAGGGAACTTGCGCTGGAGGGCGTGGTTGTTGTGCAGGACTTGCAGCCGAAAACAAAGACCTACACTTGCAGCCTTGAGGACTTCATGGGAATCGCAACCGAAATCGAAGAGTAAACCCCACCAGACCAAATAAAATTTTTAACAGCTGGGCTAACGGCTTATCGGGCAGAAAGAGGACCTAACATGGCTAACGATTTGATGGTAATGAACAACGAAGAACAGAACAACAGCTTTTGCACCTACGTCCCGCAGTCCAAGGAAGATTCCGTTTTCCTGTTCAACGCGGTTGCTGACCCCACTTACAGCCGCGACGAGGTTATGGGCAAGGAAATCGCCGTAACGAACGTTTATGTGGAAACGATTACCGTTGATTCTCAAAACGGCGAGGAGGGGGAGAAAGTCGAGATTCCCCGTATCATCTTCTTTGACGACAAGGGCGAGAGCTACGCAATCACGGGCACGGGTCTTGTAGGCGACTTGAAACGTATCTTTATGACGTTTGGCATGCCGAGCGAATGGACTGAGCCGCTCAAGCTGAAAATCGTTGATAAACCCGCCAAGCGCGGCAAGATTCACAAAATCGTTCTTTGCTAAATAAATGAAAGGAGATGGCCGGGGCAAATAAACGCCCCGGCCTATTTTAAACTATTAGAGTTTTAGTAGCTTGCGAAGAATCACAGGCAGTCACAATTGAACTTAGAAAACTAGGTCATGAGGCTTTTTCTTGTGACATTCTTGAATGCTCCGGAGGACATCCTGAATGGCATTTAATGAGGGATGTAACAGAGCTTTTGTGCGAAAAGTGGGATATGATTATTGCTTTTCCACCATGCACTTATTTATCAAATGCCGGTGCAAGACATCTATTTCCCGGAGGTGTGTTGAACGAAGAACGGTATGCGAAAGGCTTGGAGGCTAAAGAGTTCTTTTTGTCGTTTTTGAATGCTGACTGTCCCCGAATAGCTGTTGAGAATCCTGTGTCCAGCACTATTTATAAAATGCCAAAGTTCACGCAAGAAATACAGCCGTGGCAGTTTGGACATCCTGTCCAGAAAAAGACTAGGTTGTGGCTTAAAGGTTTGCCCAAATTACAGCCGACTTGTATAGTCAATCCAAAGACTAATTGTCATGAAAGCGGCTCATGGTTTATGAAAGGCGGGAAAGACCGTCAAAGAAATCGTTCCAAAAACATTCCCCGGCATTGCGAAAGCAATGGCTGAACAATGGGCGGGAGAAAATAAGGAGGGAATATAATGGGTGCAACTAGAAACGGCATTTATTATGACCTACGGGAAAGCATTTTCATCTTTAATTCTGGGGTTAGTGAAAAGGAAATCGAGTTGCGATTCTCCAGCTTGCGCAACTTGCAACGGTATCTTCTGGGGGTTGAGGAACACGTTGAGAAGATTGATATGAAGCTTTCCAACATGCTGGGAGTGGAAGTTCACAACGACACAATGGGGCTTTTGTCCTATTACTTTCAGATAGAGCGGCGCGGCTGCTATATTCGTGTAGGTGAGGAGGTTATTTTGTGGCAAAACGAAGTTTCTTTACAGGGCGAGAACGTGACGCGAAAGACGTCAGAAACGCCGTAGAGCGGTTCAACAGGGCGGTAGAGAGGGCGGCAAAAACCGCCCCCGCTCAGTTGGCACAGTATCTCCCCGATAAGCTGGTACTGGGAGAGGTTAAGAAGAATATAGCCAGCAAGGACGATTTGGAGAACTTCATGCGGTCAGCTGCACACGCTGCCGAGCCCGATGCTTTCACCTTTATTCCCACGGAAAACGGAATCACAACCAAACTGGACGTTATACGAGCTCAGGAGGGCGTGGAACGCGTCAACGCTGCTAGAGCCAAGCGAGCCGAAGAAGCCTCAAGGAGGGCAACACGGGCGGCACAACGGCACAGATAAAGAGACAGAATCTTGACCCAATCAGCTATGACCCGCTGAACAAGTCGAGTAAAGAAATCAAGAAGTTTCTGAACCTCATTAGCCGTCTTGATACAGACGCGGACAGGGAAAGTAAATCGGAGTTGTACAAAAGGAATTATCTGAAAGCAGCAGAAAATGAACTTGGGAAAAGAGCTGCCCGAAAACTTGAGGATGCGATTCGAGGCATGACCGGGCAAGAAGTACATGATGCAGTTTTCGCAGACCCGCTTTTGAATATCGACACAATCTATTTTGGCAGATACTACGAACAACAAATGTTCCTGAACCGAATACTTGCAAGGTGGGAGCAGTACGGGTATGATTCTAACAGCTGACTTTGAAACAACAACAGAAGCGCCCGCCAGAGTGTGGGCAACTGGGTTGTGTGAAATAGCGAACCCCAACAATTTCATATACGGGAACAGTATAGATTGGCTTTTTGATTGGCTGATTGATAGCGAAGAAAGCCATACGCTCTATTTCCACAACTTGCGTTTCGATGGTCAGTTTATCCTGTTCTACCTCTTTACTCACGGGTACGAGTGGACAGACAACAGGAATCTAAAGCAAGGGCAATTTAAGACGCTAATATCTGACATGGGCATGTTTTACAGTATCACGGTATGCTTTGAGGATGGTGGCAAGGATGATAAGAAAGAAGTAACTTTTCTGGATAGCCTGAAAATACTGAATTTCAGCGTAAAGCAGATTGCAAAAGGTTTCGGGCTTCCGATAATGAAAGGCGAAATAGACTATAAAGCCGAGCGCCCGGTTGGGCACGTGCTTACGCAAGAAGAGGTTGACTATTTAAGAAATGACGTTCAAATAGTTGCAATGGCGCTCGCTGTCCTGTTCAAACAGGGTCTAAAGAAAATGACATCGGGCAGCAACGCCTTTCACGACTTCAAGACGATATTTGGGAAGAAACGCTTTGAAAAGATGTTTCCAATTCCGGAGAACGATAAGGAAATACGAAAAGCATACAAGGGCGGATTCACGTATCTGAACCCGGCATTCGCGGAGAAGGAAGTCTTTGATGGGCATGTGTTCGATGTTAATAGCCTGTATCCGTCTGTAATGTATTATAAGATGATGCCTTTCGGTGTGCCTGTTCGATTTACTGGTCGATATGAAGATGATAAGTTGTACCCACTTTACGTCCAGAGGATAAAGTGTCAGTTCGAGTTGAAGCCGGGGAAGATACCTACTATTCAGCTGAAAGGGAACTTGGCTTTCATCCCGACGCAATATCTTTCTGATAGCGCGGATGAGATAGTGGAAATGACACTCACCAACGTGGACTTGAAATTGTTCTTTGAGCAATACGAGGTTTACAACATCGAATATCTGGACGGTTTCAAGTTCATGGGGGCTTATGACCTTTTCAAAGATTATATCGACAAGTGGACAGCAGTAAAGATAGAAAGCACGAAAACGAAGAACGCGGCCATGCGGTCGCTGGCAAAGCTGATGTTAAATAGCCTGTACGGAAAGTTCAGTTTGAACCCCAAAGTGCAAAGCAAAGTTCCGTACTTTGACCGAGTGAACAAGGTCGTAAAGTACAAGCTGGGGCCCGAGGAAGAACGAGAGCCGATATATGTGCCGGTTGGAGCGTTTATCACTTCATATGCGCGAGAAGTTACCATCCGGGCGAGTCAAGCTATCAAGGATTTGAGCATAAAGAAATACGGAAAGGACATGTATATCTATAGCGACACAGACAGCATTCACACGCTGCTCCCGGTTGAGGACGTGGAGACGATAATTGAAACATCCGACACGGAGCTGGGCAAATGGGCACACGAAAGCGACTTTGTGGCTGGGAAGTTCTTGCACCAGAAATGCTATTGTGAAGCTGAAATTGTAAGTGATGATGAATATTCAAGCCTTTTTGATGACGAGGAGACGCGCAGCCGTTGTACGATTTTTGATGGAGTGAAAACATTCCTCAAGGTCACAAGCGCGGGAATGTCAAGCGGTTGCTATAAATATGTTACATGGGAAAATTTCCGGACGGGAGAAGCTTTCAGGGGAAAACTTCTGCATCAAAACGTTGAGGGCGGCGCGATATTAAAAGATGTTGACTTTACTATAAAATAGTGGTATAATAGTATTAGGCTCGAAAGAGAAAGAAGCGTTACCAATAATTCCGATGTTACGCGGTGAAACGCGCGGATGCGGCGAGGGTTTAACAAACTTGGCGCTTCCCTCTTTCGGTGCCGATGGAGGTAATTCGATGGATTCAAATATATTTTGGGATATGCGCCGCACCATGTCCTACAACCGTTTCCTAAACTTCATCGTTGGAAACCGTGGCGGCGGCAAAACATACGGCTTCAAGAAAATGGCGATAGAACGTTTCATGAATGGAAAAGGTCAGTTCGCTTATATCAGGCGATACCAGACAGAGCTTGACAGCACGCTGCCGACTTTCTTTGATGATATCGCCCCGGCGTTCCCGGACTTGGAGTTGCTGGAAAAGGGCGGTTACTTCCTCATAAACGGTGAAGTAGCGGGAAAGTCATTCGCTCTTAGTACGGCGGCTGGGAAAAAGTCAATAAGCTACCCAGACATTACATTGATAGGGTTTGACGAATTTCTAATCGAAGTTGGCAGCTACCGTTATTTGAAAAATGAAATATCGGCGTTCACGAACCAGCTGGAAACGATAATACGAATGAGGGACAATGTTACAGTGTTCTGTATGGCGAATGCGATTTCAATTACAAACCCCTATTTTCTCAACTATGATTTGAAAATGCCTAAGCCGGGGAAATATGGCGAAAGAATAATCTGATTCTCGTGGAGAACGTTGTTAACCCGGAGTTCGTGAAAGCGAAACAGGCTACCCGCTTAGGTCAGTTGGTTATGGGAACAAGCGAGGGAGAGCACATCATCAACAATGCTTTCTACCTTGACGATAACACATTTATAGAGCCGCGCAGCAAGAACGCCCGAACCTTTATGACTTTGGTCTACATGGGGCAAAATCTGGGTGTGTGGGCAGACATGCAAGAGGGGCTTGTATGGGTTTCGGAGAAGTATGACCCATCGGCGTTCACCTACGCGCTTACAACGAAAGACCACAAGCCAAACATGCTGCTTGTGACTGCTAACAAGTCGATGTTCAAGAGGTGGGTTGTGGAGCCGTTCGAGCAAGGCGCGCTACGATTTGAGACGATGAATATTAAAAACAACATCATGCAAGTTATGAAATGGAGGATTTGACATGGCAAAGAAGAAAGTCATTGATGCATGGTATCTCCAATATGAGATGCTGAAACGATTCTTCCCAAAAGACGAAGTGCATAAGGATGATAACTTCATCCTTGCAAATAAGCTTGTGTTCGCGCTCAACATTATCCATGATGCCGGAGAGATAACGAGCCGCACGGAAGCGGAACTGGAAGCAATGGTTAAGAAAACATTCTTTGTAAAGTGGTGATGAAATGGCATATAGCACTTATTTAACTACGGGAACATCCGTAAAGGTAACGGCCACATGGCCAGCATATAGTGATGGAAGCCCGCACCGGGGACAGGATATTGTTGTGTACACGAACCCCGCTTATATCCGCGCCTTGGTTGCCGGAACGGTGCTACGGTCAGAGTTTGGGAGCGGGAGTAATGCGAGCTACGGGAACTTTGTACAGATTCAGCATTCGGATGGCTCGTGCAGCTTGTTCGCGCATCTTGCAAGCCGCAACGTAGCGGTTAGCGACACCGTAGCGCCCGGAGACGTTATAGGAATCATGGGCAGCACCGGGAATGTCACTGGGCCACATGTGCATGTTGAGTATCAGTCAACACCGTGGGGCACGCTGCAAGACCCCTCTTTGATAACAGGGATACCGAATGTTGTTGGGACTTATGAAACGGTGTACGGCGGAGGGGGAGGCCCACCACCAGACCCTACACCGACAGACGAATGGACACTTGTTCTTTCTTCTGTGCTGTTCGCAGATGGAAACGTTAGAATATTCCCGACAAGTAACGACGGCGGCGGGTGGGTTTACTTCAACAACAGTCGCTTTTACCGCTCAAACTATCCGGCGCTTGACCATTTTGAAATCTGGGATTCTGGGTACTGGGCGAACTACAACGGAATTGTTTCGATGGAAGTTGGATTATTTAATGTTGCGTCATTGAAGATTTAGGAGGGATGATTATGTGCGAGTTAATTCGCTGTCCATATGAAGATGACGATGAAATACAGTGTGAATGGTGTTCATACAATGATTATTGGGAAGATTCAGATTTTGAAGATTTTGACGAGCTCTTCGATTTTGATGATTTATAGAAAGAGGTAATGAAAATGAAACTGAAAGATTTAGTAATAGTCCTTGCCGGGTATGATGCCGTTATGAGTAGTCTTGAAACGGAACTTGGGTACGCGGAACACTTCTATACAAGGGCTTGCGAGATTCCAACGAGTGTTCTTGAATGCGAAGTCATGCGCGTGAAGCGCGGAAACGTATTCGCAGTTGATGTTAGTAAATACGCGTAAGCGTTTTTATAGTCCGAATATACACCAGTTGTCCAATTATCATACAAACGCGACAGCTTAAGCAACGGAGGTAACGATGGTAAAACTCACTGAAATCTTTATCCGCAAGGGAACAGCCGCCCGTCCGGGCAAGGCAATGTCCCCGAAATTTATCACAATTCACAACACAGCCAACACGGGCAAAGGAGCGGGCGCGCGTAGTCACGCCAGCTATATGACGGTGAACGGTGGACAGAATAAGACCGTTTCATATCATTACGTTGTGGACGATTCCGAAATTATCCGGCTGATTCCCGATACGGAAATCGCGTGGCACGCTGGGGATGGTGCAAAGGGTGTCGGCAACTTGCAGAGCCTTGCAATTGAGATTTGTGAAAATCCCGAAAGCGATTTGCGCAAAGCAACGGACAATGCAGCAGAGCTTACAGCCCGACTCATGTCTGACTGGAAGATCCCTCTTGCGAACGTTGTGCAGCATAACCGCTGGAGCGGCAAGAACTGCCCACGCCGTATCCGCAAGGGCGAGCCGTACAGCTGGGAGCAGTTCAAGAAAGTTGTACAGATGTTCTATGACGAGGGTACGAAACCGCAGGGCGGCAAGGACACGATTGCCCAGACGGCGAGCTATTCACCGTTCAGACGGGCGCTTTCAAGAGCAAGCAGAATGCTGAAAAGTACGCTGCTGACTTGAATGCTAAGGGCGTTCAAACCATTATTTCTAAGAAGAAAGTTTAACACACAAACAGCACACACTCACACTCACACTCAAGAAACAGCACCTCACCTACGGGTGGGGTGCTTTTCTTTATC